GGCCAAAGCCGCAAGTGCCGATTCAGCCGAACCCATCTATCAGCCGGCGTATATCCTCGGTTCTCCCGCATACGCAGGAGAGGGAGACCAAGAGGTTCGCCTTATCAACGGCGCAAATCTGCGTAAGGAAACTGCTCCTATCTCCGAGGAGGTAGTAGCGATGATGAAAAACATTTCACTCGTGTAAGCTATGGGACACATGAACAAACCCCTTTTCGACCTCGACCAGCCGGGATTGCAGGCAGAGGTCGATTCCTATAAGCCGGGCAACGGCCTTATCTGGCCGGTACTGTTCCCGCTGAAGTACACTCCCAAATTCGACCTGAAGGGCATTCAGGGTGAGGAAGGTATTCCCGTATCGGCTGACCGTGTTGCCTTCAATACGAAAGCACCTCTGAAAAGCCGCAAGACGGTCGGTTCGTGGAGCGGACAGCTCTCCAAGATTTCGATGTCAAAGGAGAAGAATGAGCTTGAGGTCAATGAGTATGAAGACCTGAAGACCATTGCAGCCTCCAACACCGAGGACAAGCAGACGGCCCGCTATCTCGTGGATATGGTCTATGACGACGTGAAAGCCTGCAATGACGGTGCAGACTACAAAATCGAAATCGACGCATGCCGTATCGGTTCGCGAGGTATCCAGACGTTCCCAAAGGAAATCGAAGGCGACATGGCTACCGAGGACGTTATCAACTTCAACGTCCCGAATGAAAACTTCGTCGCTCCCACTATTCCGTGGGGTCAATCCGGTGCTGACGGTCTCGGTGACCTTGCCAAGTGGCAGAAGTTGATTGCCTCGCAGGGCAAGAAGAAGCCGATGTACGCCTTCATCGAAAAATCCACATTTGAGCTTCTGCTTTCGCAGGAGAAAACGATGAAGCGTGTTGCTTCCGTCCTGCTCAATGTGACGGGACTTGTTTCGTCTGAAGTGCTGTCTCTCGACAACATCAACGCTTACCAGAGTAAGCACGGCTATCCGCGCATTATCGTTCTGGATAGCTACGCAACCATTGAGCACAAGAACGGAGAGCATGACACCATCAAGCCGTGGAACGAGAACGTCGTCACTATGTCGCCTGTTCCCCAGCTCGGATGGACGTACTACAAGCCCGTCCCGATGGTAAAAGGAACCGATGCTATTCAGGCACAGGGCAAGTACGCCAAAACCACCGTGTACTCGCAGGTGAACCCCCTGCTTGAGGTTACGATGATTGAAGCGTATGTTCAGCCCGCTCTCATCAATCGTGGGTCGCTCGTATTTGCAAACATCGCAAATACCGAATGGGCCGACGGCCAGTCCACGTATGAAATGAGCCTCGAAGACAGGCGAAGCATTGCGGTTCCCGCATCAGCTCCCGCCAACAGTTCAGGTGCAGACAACACGGTAAACGTGTTCGATTCGACTTTCGACAAGGAGACCGTTTTGGCCGCCATGAAGTCGATTGGTGCAACGACCAATCCGAACATCACGGCCACCAATCTCGAATCCAAAATCGAGGCTCTGGACGAGGAACAGAAGGTAGCACTCAAGAAGGCTCTCGGTATCGAGGCATAGGGATATGAAGACCGTATTGGAGGCCCTGAAGTCGTGTGTCGGTTATCCCGTTCCGAAAGACACTATCGAAACCATCGCGGTACGGCGAGGCATTTACGATTCATTACAAGAGGAAATCAATACTCAAGTGATGGGAAGTAAAGCCTTCGCCCTCTGCGAGGCAGATATTATGAAATATCTGGTAACGGTAGCCAATGTGAGCGAGGGAGACGTGAGTATTAGCGTGAACGATAAGGATATTCTTATCAACACGGCAAATTCCGTCTATGCGAAATACGATGAGCCTCTTATCGGTGTTTCCCTGCAACCGACCGTAGAGAATCTATGCGAGTAGTCAGATGGTAGAGTTTAGACCACATAGGTTAAGGATTCGTAGTACAACCGGTCATCGGGACAACGCAACCGGAGATTGGATTGCCGATACCGAGTCATGGAGCGACCCGATACCCTGCCGCTATGTAGCAAACGGAACGGGCCAGCAAATCAAGCTCGACGACGGAACATTCTACACCTTTTCCTACGTGGTTTATCTCGACCCTGATGACCGAATCTATCGGCATGGCGACATGGTTCGCCTATACGATAAAGCCGGGAATCTGCAAAGCGAACAACCCATTACTCGCCCCCACAAAGGACAGCTCGACACGAAACTATGGCTGTAAAGATGACTACCCCTATCAGCGTAATTGATAGGGCCATTGCACAAGCAATTCAGGAAGCCAAACGGAAAGTTGTTCGGATGTTGGCCTTTTTAGGTGAGAAGTGCATCATCGAAGCACGGGATAGGTCGCAAGAAGAAAGCTGGTATGACCAAACCGGAAATCTTCGCAGCTCAATCGGCTATGTAGTCGTAATGGAAGGTCGTATTGTGTCCATGAGTGATTTCAAACAAGTCAAAAATGGTACACAAGGCCCGGTAGAGGGGAAAGCCCTTGCAAAGAAACTCGCGAGTAACTACAAGACCGGATTCGCACTCATTGTTGTTGCAGGTATGCACTATGCGGCTTACGTCGAAGCTATGGATAACAAGGTCGTGCTAACCTCCGCGGAGCTTTTGGCCCGCCGAGAACTCCCCGGAATGATGCGACAACTGAAAACTCAAATAGCGGCATAATGAAGTCTGATGCGGAAATAACGGACATTCTCTATTCGATTCTGAAAGGGTCGGATTTGTACCGAGAAGTTTCGTCACGTGGCGGTGAATTATACACTGACGAACGACCGAAAAACTCCGGCAAAGAGGACATAACGATTCTTGTTCTCGACAGTATTGTCGGCGGAGACTCGCAAGAGAATGTTGTCAATATCAATATCTATGTCCCGGACACTCCGCGCGACAATCAGATGATTATTGACAAACCGAGAGTCCGCATTTTATCTCGGCTCGCTATTAACC